TTTTAACCCAAATTATTTCCCAGAGAATCCTTGAGACTCCCAGAGAACTCATTAAGAACTCATTAAGAACTCCATAAACCCCTAGCATATAGCCAGCATATAGATAGCATATAGATAGCTAAAGGAGCAATGAAGTTTACCGATTAACAATCACTACGTTCGTTCTGGACATAGAGCATTTAGTTTGTCGTTCAACAATCAAGTAGAAAGAAAAAAAAGCACCCTACGTACAAACTCAATGTCTAATGATGACTAAGTGAGATGCTCAACGGCATGGCACTTATCAATTGCATTGGTTGTAACTTGTAGGATGCTTATAGGGTGGTGTAGCTTTGTCTTTAGATATACTAGAGATATACTTATATAGTTATCTATGATGGTTATGACGTAGAGATAACTTTGAGGCATACTAAAGATACCCTAGAGTCTCCTTATATCTGTCACCCCTATAGTGCAATTTAATTATTTGCACCATTATGGGGCGTGTCAGCGGAGCATCAGAACCACTTATCACCGACACTTTTACCACCACCAACAGCTTGGTCCATGAACCTCTGTATCTCCCCATTGAAAGCATCGAGCTTCTGTTGGGCAGCTATAGTCTCTGAGTCCGCATCCATCTGTTCAGTCCAGTAGTTAACTGCCATCGCTAGGGCTTCTAATCTATCGTCATGGATGATTGCACCACGGTCTTTAGTCAGCCTAGTCATCTGGTAGAACAAACTGTACGAAGGTTCTGGGGCGCTCTCGTAGTCTTCTTTAATCAGCTTCTCGTCAATGATAAGACGATGCTGCATCATCACAGGTTCAAGCGTATCGATGATACGGACTTCCTTCTGTGTGTTATGTCTGACTTCTTCGATGGACACTGGGTGAGCCTTGTTCACGAATGGGGCTAGTAGCTTGGAGAACATACCGTCACCGAAGTTACTCTCTACCACAATCATGTTGACCTTCTCTATCTTCGCTAGGTTCGCTAGTTTGGTTAGAGTCAGGTCATCATAGCCACCTTTGAAACCACCACATTGGGTAGCGTAGAGATAACCATTCAACATCTTAACGACTGCATAGGCTGTCTCGTCCTTACCACGACCAGAAGGGTCAATAGCAAGTACAGCACCTGTGTACTCGTACATCTCATCAGAGAACCACATGGGTCTATAGAACTTGTCACCAGTGAAGCCCACGACAGGAACGTCTTGGACAATCTGTGCAGGTCCAGAGGCCCACGCTAAGTCAGCCCAACCTTTCCTAGGGTTAAGAGCAGCTACGCATAGGTCAGCTAGCTTCAAAGGATACTTATCAGCATCAGAGAGTGTAGTGTCCAGCATGAATTGCAGTGCAAAACCTGCCTTACCATAGGAAGCTTCACGCTCCATTAGGTCTATCTTAGTGAATCTATCAGGCTCTGTAGGCATACCTGCTTGGTCGGCTCTACGATGCTCTATGAAAGGCGCTAATCTTCCTTGATACATTGCCGCTTGCTTGTCCGTAGGGTAGCGAGAGGGCCATATACGTATCTCATAGCCACGTTCTGGCAGGAGGTTATAGATAGACATCTCAGTCTGTGGAGTACCTAGGTAAATCACACGTCCATTGGGCTTTAATACAGCGTCAAACTCCTTGATAGCTTCGGATAACTTGTCACGCATAGTCTGGGTGGCAGAGTTATTGGACACTTCCACGTCATCTGCGATTATTGTGTTAGCACGAGAACCTGTGAGCTGACCGTTGATACCCACCGACTTAACGCTTGGGGAATGGTCGGGTAAGCTTGGCCCAACATCAAAAGCAATAACAGAATCACGCTGACCATTTTTAGTTCTAAGGTGTGTGAGGAGTTCGATTTCATTTATAAGGCGCTTAGTAAAAGTAGAGAAGGCATCAGCACGTTCTTTAGAGGCTGATACTACGAGAATCTTGTGTTGAGGGTCACAGTAAAGAAGCCACACCACGTATGCTGAGGTAATCCAAGACTTTCCTATACCACGGAAGGCTTCTACCACGCAGCGCCTAGGGCCTGTCTGTAGATAACTGCCCATGTCGTACTGGATTGGTGTGGGGTCTGGTAGATTTAGAGTGGACCATACTATCCATAGAAACTTACGGAAGTCTTTCTTGATTGGGTCTTTGTCTACCAGAGTAGTAGTAGGTGTAGCCATAGGTTACCTAGTGATTAAGTGGAAGTTCGTCTTCATCAAAGTCAGGAAGAGCGTGTATGAGGTTGTCTAGAGGGTTCCCTTGGGTAGGTACACCATCTATGCCGTTGTCTTTAAGAAACTGACGGGCTACGTTAAGAATACTTGCGGTAGTGTCACCAGCCATGACCTGTCCTAGCAATTGATTAGCTAGCTCCTCGTGGAGTTCGGACATTATTTGGTCTAATCGTTTGTTACTCATTTCGTGAGTCCTTTTGCTTTCTCATAGGAGCGTAAACCGCCTAGACCTAGGAGAGACATTACGAGAGTTGATAGTTCTGCTGCTTGAATAGCGGGGAGTGCTACGGGAAGTGCATAGAATGCGTTGATAAGTCCAGCAAAGGGTAGGATAAGGAACTGGTAACCAAGACCAATTGCACATACCCAACCTATCGCAGGTCTCCAGCCAGCAACGAACACGGAGCTATGTTTAGCACCTTCAATGTTTGCCATCGCTTGTAAGTTGTGGGGTTTCTGGAGAAGTTCTGTGAGTCTGAGAGTGGCATTTGCCTTCTCTTCGTCAGACGTAAAGAGGTCATCAAGACCTTCCATGACACTCCCTGCAATCCCAGCTAGGGGATTGAGAGATGCCATTTAGTTTTTCCTAGTTATATTGTGGCTAGCTTAAGGATACCCATGAGACCTATTTGGTCTGCGAATACAACTCCACCAGCTCCTACGGCAATCCATTTGATTTGCCTGAGTAGTTCGATGATGGAGTCTAGGGTAGTCTTGAGTTCACCAGAAGTTTGTTTGAGTAGGGTGATGTCAGTTTCGTGAGCATCCACACGCCACTCTAGCTTTGTGAGAGCTTCTTTTGATGGGTCCATTGCTTAGTAATCCTTATACGATAGCTTCTCTGGCTTCTTGACGCTTGATTAGGATTTCTTGAGGTACTGCTACGCCTGTCTCAAACTTACGGGTTAAGTACCAATCAGTTTCAGTGAGGTAAGCTTGTGACTCAGCATTTAACACCTCTTGAGCTGTAGGCTCTTCAGGTATAGGTTGAGCATCTTTAACTACTTGCCAAGCATCTATGTAAGGCTGAACAAAGTCTAACTCAACGGGAGTATTAGGCCCATCAGTCCACTCTGCCTCACCTGTTAAGCCATTCCATTGGATAGCCCATAGGTTACTTGGGAATACATAATCATTGTTTAAGGCTTCTCCATCTAAAACGATTACTTTATCTTCTGTAACTACTGTTAATGTAGTCATATTTATATATTCCTTATTCTAAGATTTCATAATGTACGCAAGGGCGTAGTATGGAGGTCTGTTCTCTGTTGATGAACCTGAGAATGAAGCACTACCAGACATACTGTGACTGTGAGAGCCATTGCCACCTGTATTAGTTGTGGCGCTTGTATTATAAAGACCTCGATATGCTTTACCGAGGCTTTGACCGCCTGCCCGTAAACTCCAGTTGTTTGAATCAATCGATGTTGAAGTCTGCATATGATTATGGCTAGGCATCTGAGATGTACTAAGCGTAGCTGCTCCAGCAGCTAAACCACTTGCATTAACAGAACCAGCAGAGGTAACTGAGCTAGCACCACCTGTATTACCTGTGGAGTAGCTTGAACCTGAACCTACAATAAAGCGATTGCGTAAATCAGGAGTACCATTACTACCATTACATAGGTTCCATCCCGAAGGAATAGAGGCATTAGAGCCTGACCACATAGTGATAATACCAGAGGGGAAGGCAGCATCTGAGCCATTAGAACCTGCTGGCCCTGTAGCTCCTCTAGCACCTGTAGAACCTGTACCACCTTGAGGACCTGTAGCTCCAGTGTTACCTGTACCACCTTGAGGACCTGTACCACCTTGAGGACCTGTAGAACCCGTTGGTCCAGTATCACCCTGTGGTCCTGTTGGTCCTTGAGAACCTGTACCACCTTGAGAACCTGTTAAACCAGTAGCACCTTGAGGACCCGTATAACCTGTAGGACCTCTTGCTCCATCATCACCATCAGCTCCTGCGTTACCTTGAGGTCCAGTGTTACCTGTTGGGCCTCTGGCTCCTGTTGGACCAGTGCCACCAGTAGCGCCTGTTGGACCAGTGTTACCTATGGGACCTTGTGGTCCAGTTGAACCTGTGTCGCCATCAGCTCCTGTAGCTCCTGTGTTTCCTAAAGGACCTATAGCTCCTACGGGACCTTGAGGACCAGTTAAACCTGTGTCTCCGTCAGCTCCTGTAGAACCTGTTGAACCTGTAGGACCAGTGTTGCCTACGGGACCTTGGACACCTTGGTCACCTTCAGGACCTTGAGGACCTGTTCCACCTGTAGAACCTGTAGGGCCTGTGTTACCCATAGGGCCTTGAGGACCCGTGTTACCTGTTGGGCCATCAGCACCTACACCACCAGTAGCACCTGTTGGACCTGTGTTACCTGTGGGTCCTTGTGGACCTGTATCACCGTCAGGACCTTGTGGTCCTACACCACCTGTAGCTCCTGTAGTTCCTTGTGGTCCTACATTACCTGTAGCACCTGTAGCTCCTGCATTACCTTTCTCAGCAATCAGCTGCCAAACTGTAGGCTGGGCTGAAGGAACTGTACCAGCAGCAGATGGCTGTATAGCAGCATATGTACTACCGTTGTATTTAACAGCATCAAAGGTTTCATAGGCAGTTGCCGAATCCCATGTACCCTGTAAAGCAAAGCGTACCTTGCCTATATTTAAAGTTGGCATTAGATTGTTACCTCTAGTTCACCGTTTGAATTGATTGAAAAGTCTTGGTCGTCTGCTGCACCGTAGTAATCAACGGATAACATTCCTGTAACTGGGTCCATACTGAATTGACCGAAGGCAAGTCCTAATGCTGTTGGACCTAGAGGACCTGTTGGACCTGTAGTTCCTGTGGGGCCTATAGAACCTTGGTCACCATCAGGTCCTTTATTACCTAAGTCACCTTGGATTCCTTGAGGTCCTGTTGGACCAGTGTTACCTGTAGAACCTGTAGGACCTTGGTTACCTGTCGGGCCTAGTGGACCGTCATCTCCTACTGGTCCTTGAGAACCTGTAGCGCCTGTTATTCCTTGGACACCTTGTGGACCTACTGGACCTGCTGGGCCATCATTACCTTCAGGTCCTTGAGAACCTGTGGGACCTATCGAACCTATAGGGCCTTGAGAACCTACTGGGCCTAGAGGACCATCGTCACCGACAGGACCTTGAGAACCTGTAGAACCTACGGGACCTTGTGTACCTGTAGAACCTGTTGCACCTATAGGGCCTTCAGGACCCATAGCGCCTGTAGCACCTGTGTCACCTGTAGAACCTTTAGTTCCTGTAGAACCTGTAGGGCCTAATGGGCCATCATTACCAACTGGGCCTTGAGAACCTGTAGCGCCTGTTGCACCTGTTGGACCTTCATCACCGATGACACCTTGGAGACCTGTTGGACCTACTGGACCAGCTGTACCTGTGACACCTTGAGGACCATCAATACCTTGGTCACCTACTGCACCAGTGTTACCTAGTTCACCTTGAGGACCACGAGGACCTTCAGGACCGATAACACCTTGAGGACCATCAGGACCTTGAGGACCTGTAGAACCAGAGGGGCCTGTAGCACCTGTTGGGCCTTGAGGACCTTCAGATAGTGAGAAGGTAAGAAGTCCAGTATCAGCGTTGTAGTTAACAGAGCCTGTGGCTCCATAAGGTAGAGAAGTTAAGGTAGTGGTTAAGCTGTATAGCTCGTCACGTATCTGCGTAACGTCACTAGCGTTGATGATTACTTCTGTATGTTTACTAATAATGTCGTCATGACGTGTTACTGAGTCAGCACGTACACCATCAGCATAAGATTTAGATACCGCATCATTGTCTTCGGTAGGAGTTGGAAGGTTTATTACCCTTCTACCTTCAGCATCGAAGACACCTTCAGGGGTTAACTTGATAGCTTCGTCAGCAGCATCAAAGGCTTCTTGAGCTAGATGAAATAGCTGACCACTGTCTGCATCAAGTGTTGATTCGTTGAGTACAGAACCATCTTGGAAGTCCACGTTACGTGTTGTTCGGTTGGTTGTACGTCTTATATCTACGACAGAACCTAATTGAGGCGCTGTGGTAAATTCTATGCGGCTTGAGTCAAGCCATGTGAATGGACTAGCTACGCCACCAACAGTTACTACTACATCTATTTGAGATAGATATAGGAATGTCACGTTGAAGGTCGAAGTAGCCCCGTCACCTGTGTATTGCACAAAGGATAAGGCCATAGTGTTTCTCTATGTTTTAAGAATTTAAATAAAAGAAACCCCTCGAGTGAGGGGCTTAGGGTTGGTTACTTAAAGATTTCTTGGATACGGTCACCACGGTCGTTTATCTGCTGCATAAATGCAGGCGAGTCATTAAACATGATACCTTTTGCCTGACCTCTAAAGCCTGTAACAATAGACTTAATCATCTTAACTTTAGGTGATGTTATGTCACCTTCGATTGAATGAGGAGCTGATTGGTATTCATTACTGTTTATTAAATCTTTCAACGCTTCGTGTAGAGTTCTGCCTTGACTGTCTGTAGTCTCACCTAGAACCCTGTTGTACTTTGCATACACAGATTCAGTCTCATCCTTGTCATACACATCACGGAAATCCGTGTTGGTTATACCAAGGTTATAACGAGGCTTATCTAGTATTGACCTATCCAAGCTTTCAGAAAGCCTGAAGACTTCTTCACCAACAGGGTCTCTCACTATCTCCGAATTCTTGAACATGTATCCATAGAATGGGATGTCGTGATTAGGCTTCATAATTTCACGCCCATAGAAATCATACTGCTTTCCTAGGGACTCTGAGATTATTGGAAGTCTACGCTGGAGCTTCTCCAGAATAGTGTTAGCTTCCCTGACGTTAGGGTCTTGGTTTAACTGACTCAAGATGTTTGGCGTGAATGAAAGAAGCCAGCTATCCACAAAGGTGCGACCAGCATTAGGGTCCTGAACAGCATCCATTAGCTGCTGCATAGATTGGAAGTAAGCTTTATTCAAGACGTTATTAGCCACAACATGCATCAACATTCCCATAGTTTGAGAAAGGCTGTCTTCCACATTGGTGTTGCTAGTATCCATCTTACTTACATAGTTAACGTCTGCCACAACTCCTAGAAGAAGACTGAAAGGACCAAGCTTGGCATAACTAACCCACTCGTCCCCTACTCTTATTGAGTGTGGCTGCCAACCGTCATCTACCCAAGCTTGACGTAGTTTGTAATCAGAAGGGCCAGAGCCAGACAGGACTTCTTCTTCTGCTGCATACCATAGGCCAGCAATTGAAGCAGCTCCTAGGTATCTACGAGCTTTGAGTCTAGCTTTCTCTGCGAGAGTACCTTCTCTATCTATTCTCTGTTGCTTCTGACTGAACAGCTTAGAACCAGGAATATACATTAGACCTTCAGACACAATGTTTATTGGAGCGCGTATAAACGGAACAGCTATCAAGCGTCCCCATCCTCCAAAGCCATTGGCTACAATATTCGCAAGGTCACCTACGTTACCTTCTAAGTCAGCTGTAAAGGTGGTTTCACGGACTTCTTTTAGAACTTCCTTGTCTGTGATACGTCCGTTACTATCAATCTTCTTTCTAAGGTTTTTATTAAGCAGTTGCTCAAACTTAGCGTCACTATCAATACCACGTTTAGCTGCTTCAACAACTGTATCAGCATAGATAATAGAGCGAGACCGTTGTGCTTTAACGCCTTCGTCCAAGAACAGAAGCATTAAGTGAGCTTGGTGAACACCTCGCTCCCATACGTTCCGTCTTAATGAACTCATATTGTTAAGAGACTTGTCAGATTGACCTTCAACCTTGGTAACAAATGGGTCAGATATGTGCTGCCCATTCTTGTAAGCTCTAACAGCCAGCTTCCAAGATTCAGCGGCATAGCGTTTATTACCTGCCCATTGAGCCGTAGCTCTAAGACGGGCCGCTTTCTTAACTGAACCTGCTCCCATGTTACCTGCCCATTCCCAGAAAGGCTCTGTCCAAAGTCTGGTGATGTTAGATAAAGCAGCCGCTTCAATGGTAGAAGGACCTGATAGCATCATAGCTGAACGGAATCTAATAACCTCATTAGTGGCATCCTTCCACATACTAGAAGAGAGAGCGCCTTTAAGGTCTTTAAGGTCAAGTCCACCTTTAGCATTCTTACCTTTACCTGCTTGAGTCATAGCTTTAATAGTCTTAACTAAGGCATTGACATCTGCTGAAGCAGTTCCAGTGACAAGACCTTCCATGAGCATAGGGTCGCCTTTCATGATTAGACGGTAGTTACCTAAACCACGTCCAAATTCACGAGATATAAGACCTCCCATTTCCATAGTATTAGCAAAGAGTGCAGCCTTCTCCATTAGCTCTGCGGCCTCTGCATAGGTTAATTGTTTTCCATGCTTATCAGCAAGCTCGATGATTCTTTCACCCAACGAAACGTTAAGCTCACGTAACTTTTGAGCGCGTCCACGAATCCTCTTTAACTCACCTGCATCATCTTTGAACTGTCCTAGAATCTTACTTATGTCACCACCTGTCTCTTCCTTGAAACGTATACCTTCTTCATCAGCCAGACGCCTTGATTCATCAAGAGTCTCTGGAGGACCTAGACGTTTCTTAGCTGTCTGACTAGCTCCTGACTCAAGAAGACCTTTAACGTCATCTATTGTTTCTAGCCTATCCGTATTGAGGAACTTCTTTCCATTATAAAGATTGTCATAATCCTCTCCAACATCACTGTCCATGTCTCTTGGATTATTGTAAGAATCAGTCTCCCCATCCAAGAATTCATCTTCAGGTTTGGTATCAGACTTTACAGGTAGAGTACCGTTGTCATCTAATAATTCACCTTCTACAGCATCAGTGTCCAAAGTAGCTTCAACGTCATCCACGCTTTCACGAGGTGTTGGAGCTTCCAATCCGAGAGCATCAGCTTGGTCAGAAAGTTCTTCAGGAACCTCATCAGTAACAGACACAGGCTCATCAGTAACTTCGTCATTAGCCTTCTTAGAAGGTGAACTTCCAAAGAACTTATTAAGCGTGAAGCCGATTGTTCCACCGACACCATAACCGAAAGCAGTGGCGGCCGCTGTTTGACCTGCATCATTCTTAGAGAAGTCACCTTTGTTATCAATGCCTTGCCTTAGTATGTCTTCACCACCTGCATAAACAGAACCTTCAAGAGCTGCAATACCTGTAGGCGTAGCTACTAATTTCTGAAGGAGCTTGGTAGCTGCACCTTTTAATACAACCTTACCCATAGCTGAAGCAAAAGCACCAAAGCCTAAGTAGGTTGTTGGGTCAGTTGCCACACCACCAATGGCTCGTCCGATATGCCTCAGTTCTGTAGGCATTTCATCGTAGCGTTTCATAGAACGTATAAGAGCCATCTGAGCTTCTTCAGGCCACTCACTCACACCCATAGCCGTTAAGCCTAAGTCCTTGAGGTTCCATTGAATCTGCCCTATGGCTTCCATAGCTCCTTTGGCATAGTCAGCATCTTGGTGGACATAAGCTTCAGTAGCAGCAGCCATACCTGCCTGCATTTCTTCAATACTTAAAGTAGGTTTAAACATTGCATCGTGACCTTGCTGGTCTGCTAGATACTCTGAGCCGCCTATACTCTTTTCAATTATAGGAAGGTGGTTGGCTAAGGTCCTAGCATCTTGGATAAAAGACGCGTCCTTAAGCCAATCATCCTCAGTCATAGCGTTGGGTATTTCCTCGTCTATAGTCTCTTGTGAATAAGGGTCAATGTCTGTTTGTACAACTGCGTCTTCTTGCTGTTGCTCTACAGGAACATCTACCTCAAAACCTTCTTGAGAATACGAGAAGCTCTCTACTTGTTCTGTATCAAGCTCCTCATCGAAACCTTCTATAGAATATTCTGCACGTTGTTCACTCATCTTTATTGTCCTTGCCTTTGCTGTTGCATTAACAGGGTATAAAGATAGAAGGCCCCATTTCCATTACCGTCTTTTTTACTACCTTTTAGCGTCCGTTCAAGGACTTCGTGGACAGGAATCATGACTGTTTTGTCATCTACTTTTCCGAAGTTATCCTGATAACCTTTTATCTTAAAAGGTACAAGTATGTAGGGGTCTTCCGCTAAATCGTCAGCCAACTGCCTACCAAGTCTAGTACCTAAAAGAGCTTGTAGACCTTCCATAGTTGCGTCAGGTTCAGTGAAACGACCCATAGTCTTTTCAGAGGCAGTTACAGTTGCCTCAACTTTAGCAGCTTGTTTATTTGAAACTTTCAGCTCCTCTTGCTCAACTGTACGCTCTTCAGTTGCTTCATTCCTAGCCAACTGAGCATAAGACCTAAGCTCATTTTCATTAGGTGTTTCTTGGTTTTGTGCATAGTGATTCTCTAACTGTTCAATAAACGCTCGGTCAAAGCTGTCTTTGAGTGAGGCAACCGCAGCTGAGTTAGGTGCAGACTGTATACCCATGAAGCTTTTCTCTAACTTATCAACCATATCTTTCCTGAACGTATTAATTGCAGGACGGTTGAGAAGAGGAGTAACTGACTGAGCTGTCTTTAAAGCCTGATTGATTGTAGCTAAATCATTAGGGTGTATTTTCTTACTCCCCAACAGGTCCTGAATCATTTCAGATGTAACGGGTACACCATTAGGGTTAAAGATATTGGAATTTATTCTATCAATAACCAAGGCAGATTGTTCTTTATGAAAGTCAGTATAGCTATCGTTCTCAGAAGCTGCCCAAGCGTCACGAGCAGAATTTAACTGCGCACGTGTGACTCCAGCATTTAGTAAGACTTGCATCTCTTCTTTAGTCGGATTGTAGTTGCGGTCATCTAACCACTTATCATTTAAAGTTTTCCAACCATCTTCCTTCGCCTGCACTTTTGCTTTAGCTTCAGCTGCATCTAGAGAATTCTGCTCCTTTTCAGACTCATACTCAACGTATTCAAAGGCCTGAGCTAAGATAGCTTCGGACTTAGTATTTACAGCACCTTGCTTACCTTTGGCAAACTTTAACTTACCTGCAAGGAGCATGTAGTTAGGGTCTTTAGTGGTCTTATACTTCTCAACTACTGCTAGGAATACTGCTTCATTTCCTTTGGTGTTGGTTATACCACCAGTATTGTGAGCTGTTTGAACTACGTCATCTATTTGAGCTGCCACGTCTACTATACGTAGATTACCTTTCTTAAAGGAATCCATGTAGACATCTACTTGGTTCTCGACTTCTGTCTTGGTGTTATCACGCATACGCTGGTCTAAGAACTGACGATGTACAGCTCTCATATTCTGGTCAGCTTCGTTCATAACTCCCATAGCACCAGAAATCATGAAGCGGTCACCGTTAAACGCTGTAGCTAATTCAGCCTTACGTTTAGACATGAAGTCATGGTAGTCACCGCCACCTTCGTCTGAGTTAGCTGCAAATTCCTTGTAAGCATTCTCAGTCTCTGTACGCCAGCGGTTAGCATAAGAGCGTCCACGGAGTTCCTTTAGGTGGGCTACAACACCAGCAGACTCATGTGCATAGGCACTGAAGTCATGGATGTCTTTAGCATTATTAAGTGAGTCTGAGATGTGTAGATTCTCAGCATTCGCTTTATCTTCAATCTTCTGCTTTGCACTCATAGTTCCAGCAAGTCTCGCAAGACCCTGTTCAATGCCAGAAGGTGTTTGGTCAGGACGGACGTAGAAGTCTCCTGCTTGAGCCGCAGGGCGTAGTGCTGTCACCTCGATGCCAGTATTAGTCGCCATTATTTTATTCCTTAATTAGTGTGTGTTGTTAGTCGTATTGACCATCACCTATTGTGTAGTAGTCATTACCAATCTCTAGGCCTGTCGCTAGTAAACTAGGACCAGACTTACTACGACCATCAGCTTGGACTCGCAAGCCCTCAAGCTCATATTGAGTTTGCTGAAGTTTGTATTCGAAGTTGGTATCAATGTTGTTCTTGTTACGTGCTTCCACTGCTTTCTTGTCGCGTATAAGGCGACCCACAATAGAACCACCCATTCCTTCCACTGAAGCCTCGTAGCCAGCTTGCGCCTCACGTGCTTTGATAGTGTCTTGGAATAGTTTGTCGGAAGACGCAGTGTGTTCCTGCATAGTAGCTAGGGATTTCTGCGTGATTTGCTGCATGTAGTTATCACGTGCAGCTTTGTTTTGGGCATCAGCGGCTGACTGTTTTTCCATAAAACCTGCCATCTTCCCTACTGTTGCCATCATCATCGGGTCGCACATTTTATTTAACCTTTACGAATTCATAGAAGGGTTCTTTACCTACCCCATATTCAGAGACAAGTTGAACCAGTGTGAAGCCCATCCATTGAAGCCAGCGTATAGCTTTAGGATTCTCTGCATGGACATAGTTATAGAGGAGTGAGTAATCTTGGTGGATTACGTCTATCCACTGGCGGCACTGAGCTTGCAGTTGCCTAGTGTGTTGGTAGATACCTGAACTACCTAGCATCCAAGGGACACCTACAAAACCCTGACCTGCATTCACTACGCCAAACATCAGAATAGGAACACCTTCTTCATCAATAGCTACCCAAGCCTCATCTGAAGATTGCAGTGATAGGGTCAAGGCTGTGATAGGCCCTAACCCACAAGAAGCTTTAAGCTCTCGCTTATCAGCATCTCTCAAGCGAGGTCCTAGCCTGTTGCAATCCTCAATGGTTGCTAATCGAACGGTAGCTACCATTAAATTCTCCTAGATTTCGAAGTGTAGTAACCTGTCCATTCTGCTGATTGGAAGGTACACGGGTAGTGTGAAGTGTTGTTGACAACGATAGATACTCGGTCATTCTTAGATAGCAGTGGGAACTCAAACTCACCTGAAGCTTCTTCAACCTGACCAAGTGTTAGCAAGCCTAGTGGCTTACCTACAAAGTCATAAGTGTTGAACATACCTTGGGTGTCTGTAGTCACAGTGAACTTACCTGTCTCTTGATACAGAAGCTTGAATTGGCGAAGCTGTAAGCGTCCAGAAGTATCTGTCACCTGACTTCCACCTGCACCTTGGCTTCTCTTGTATTGAGTAGAGAAGGTATAAGCCATGTTGTATGGATACCCTACGAAGTTCTCACCATCTACAGTCACTGCTATCTGGTCAGTTGCAGGTACAGTCCCAGATTCAATAGCATCTAGGTAAACCATCTTACCTTCTGCGGTCAGCTTAGGAGCTTCTTGCAGTTGCATCTTCTCAAGGCTAATCACACTGCCACGCTGGATAATCCAGTAGGCTATGGACTCAATCACTGAAAGGTTTAGGATGCGGTCAGCATATGGGAACTCCCATTTGGACCATGACATCTGTAAAGCTTGCCCATCGCGTCTAAGGTACTTATAGACATAGCATGTAGGCAGTGTGTGAACACCGTCAGTTAGTACAAATATAATGTCTTCGTTAGTGTTAGACACTAAAGCTGTGGCATTACCTTTTATATAACGAGGTACATTGAGGGTCGCATCAATAGCGATATTGCTTGAAGTATCTGCCTGAACGAAGAATTCACGCACACCTGTGTAGCCTTCTCTGTTAGTGGCGAAGTAAACATACTCACCAGCACCAATTGGCTCTGCTCGTAAACTAGATTCATATTCAGTTGTCTGGTTAATGGACACTGTTTCTGGAGTCAATGAGTCACCTGCACTCAGCATGAACTGGGTTTGGTCAGAGAACAGAAGTAGTGTTTCGTTAAATGGAATTGCGTGACGTAGGATAGACACCTTAGTGTGGCTAACTGCTACAT